AGTTTTGTCGCCCTTCACCGTCATAGTACTTGGCATATCTTGATAGAGCAATGAAGCTCTGGTAGTCTGTTGGTAAGTAATTGCTCATGGTTTTTGTTTTACCTCTATCTTTTTAATCTCTGCATCTAAGTCGTATACAACATCCTGTATAAGCTCCTTAACGGTTTGCTCATACATTTCTTCTGATATAGGAAGTATGTTGTCTTCTTCATCTATATCTATTGTCATTCTTATGTCAAACTTCATGCTGCCTTTTCCAGTAAGTCAGTAAGATCGGGCTTCTTATAGTTCTTCCCTTTCATAACCTTGCCATCTTCACGCAGGATAGGGTTGCCATTGCTATCTAGCTTAGACATGTTGCTATCGTGTACACGTGTGAATGCTTCACTAAGAACTGCTTCACCGTAATGCTCTAAGCCACTGTCTAACAAACGGCTAACCGTACCTTGTTGCTTAATAACTGTCTCACGTTCAGTATCACCCATAAGCATACCTATGTGATCAGGTGCAGTAAGGGCAAGCCCCGTAGATACATATAGTAGATCACAAAGCTCTTTTAGGTGTGCTACTGTACCATACTTCTCAGCCATTAGCTCAGCCATCTCTTCATCAATAAGCTTAATCCACAAGCGAGGGTCAAGAGATCCATTAAAAGCTTTAATGAAGTCTCCTACTTTCTCGTGTGGCATCTGTGGTTTCATTGCGTCTATGTCATCCTGGCTAATCATTTATGTTTCTCCGTGTAGCGTTGGCGTAGTCTGTTGAGATACCAGATAGCTTTATCAATATCCTCTAAGCCATTCTTGTATTCGTGCCGCCACAGATACTTTAGTACGTTAGCAGCGTGTGGTGCTGTATGTCCTGACATGTTCTCAGTCATAGCTTCAATAGCCTCAATACATTCAATACCAGCTTGGTTGTAGTGTATGGGTTTATTTACTGGGTCTATTATGTCTTCAAGCGAAACAGATGTTAGTTTTGGTTCTTTCTTCATGCGCTACCTTCCGTCTTAGTCCAAGCGTTGAGTGTGTATACGTTACCTTCACGTGTGACTTTTAGCTCTTCTTCTTCCTCTTCGTCAACACCCATTAGACGATTACGATGCTCTTCTACTAAGTCATAAATGTCAGGATGTTCAGATGCTACATCAAGGAAAGCTGACATCATCGTAGCTATATTCATGATATGTGCCATAACCATTTCAGGTACAGGGCTGTCGTTAGATGCTGATAACTCAATAGATACATCACCATTCCAATCTTCTTCGTAGTTCTGTGGACGTATTACGATAGCTATTTCATCTTCACTTAATGTGTAACCCATCATACTTTCCTTTTTGTTTTAACTTCTATTCGCTTAGCTTTAATCTCTTCACCGTCTTCGTTTAACCAATCCTCTGGGATTACACGGTGCGCCCACTTAAAGCCATACTTATCACACCAATCACAGTACTTAGACTTAGCACCTTTGTACAGCCTTGACTTAGCATTACTAAATACAAATCGTATATCTAGCTCTGGATGTTGACGCTGTACCTCACGGTGTTTACGTCTATCTGCTGAATCAAAGATACCTTTCGTTTCTATGATGATACCGTTGTCAAGCACGAAGTCAGGTGTGTAGGTGCGATACTTTAAGTCTTCCCACTCTACCTTTAGTAATTCGTATCTGACTTTCTTTTGTTTATCTTTAAGCCACGCAGCAACCTCTCTTTCAAGGCCACTGCGATAGCTCTTGGTGTGTCTACGCTGCGTCACTGTTATCCTCAAGGTATTGCGGATCAACAAACACATAGTCTACCATTGGTGGTTCTTTAGCTGTAGACTTAACAGCAGGTAGTGTCTGCAGGTTAGCCCAACACTTATGTTTAAACGAACAGAAGCCACACTCACTACCAAGCTTTAGGTTACCTGTAGCCTTACGATAGTGAGTCTCAGGGATAGCCTCAAAGCAACGCTCAAAGGGTTTGTCTTCATTGATGTGAGACACAGTAGCTTCGATTCGTTCAAGCACTTCACCAGTATCTACACCTGATGCATCTACATACTTAAACTCACCATTAGCTTTGTTCACTACCCACCAACCACCAACGCCTAGCTCTGCTGCAGTAGCGTAACCGACTAGCTGTGGGATATACCCAAAGCCATCACCTTGTGCTAATGCTTCTAGGCTAGCAAACTTGTTCTTGTATGACCAAGGTGATGCAGACTTAACGTCATCCACTTTGCCATCCATAACCATGTCGTACTCGCCATTGATCTTAGTACCATCACTAAGCGTAAGTGTAACGTTATCGTTGTCCTTAAATTCAACATCAGCAGCGCGAAGAAGACCTTTGAAGACAGCCTCTACAATATCCCCAATGATCATGTTCATCAAGAAGTGTGGGGGTAGAGGGGTTTTATCTTCTGGGTCATTCTTATCAAACCACAACTGACAAGTCGGACGCCCAATGTTGGACATCCGTAGTTTAAACTTGTCACGTGGTCCACTGCTGAACTGTTTCTCTAGTGCAGCCTCAACATCCGCAGCTACATGCTTACGGATATCTTCAGCCATGTCTGTCTCACCCTTAGTAGCTCTCGCTAGGTAATCGTAGACAGCTAGTTCAGCAGGGTGATTCATCAGTCTGCCTCTTCTACATTGACAAACGATGCTACGATAGATGCATCATCCTCAGAGATAGTCTCTTTGTTCTTCTCATCCCACTGCTGCAAGATGTAAGAGTTCTGATACTCAATGTAATCCATGAAGTCTTTCAGTGTAGTCTGATCTTCAGGGCTAATGTCTACCTTGTCACCTGCGTTAAGCTTCATAATAGCGTAAGTGTTACCATTCGGTAGATTATCTTCATCTGCAGCTAAGTTAAACGTGTACTGAATAGGTAAGATATTCTTACGTGTCAGAGCAGTTAAAGCCCCATCCAATGACTTAGTGCTTGAAGGTGGAACCTCACACACAAACGGCACTGGATCAGTGATAGCACCTACAGGATTACCTGCTTCGTCAATGCAATCATTAGCAGTTAACATACCAAAGACAATCTTCTTACGCTTGATGCTACGGATTAAGTCCTTTGTCTTCTCAGGTACAGAAGCCCAGTCTTCAATGTAACCAGACGGTCTACCTAAGTTAAACCCACCCATGCTATCCTTCAAGTCACCTTTTAGGTCAGTACTCATGACTGTCTTCATCATCTTCTCTTCTGATGAATCCCACTTACTCCACTGTTGACGTACAGCAAAGATGCGGATGTTAGGGTTGACGCTATAGACTACGTTGTCTTCCCCTTGTGTGATCTTGTATGAACCTGATGGTACTACCTCAGTCTTGACTGACTTGCCATTGACTTCGATGCTACCCATGATGCCGTTGTGGATCAGGTTAACACGTGGTAGTGATACACTCTTTGTTTCACCCCCTGTGTTTGATACACCAATAGCTTCTGCTAAAGACATACCAAGATCGTTTTGGATTGCTAGTTCTGTACTCATACTTATTTCCTTTTTGTAAAGTTAAAAGATGCTTAGTTATACTCTAAACGTCAGCTATGTCAAGCCAATTATCACCTATCTTTGCTTCTAATAACAGAGGCACGTTCATGGTAACACCGTAAGCCTTTTCGACTAAAGAGTTTAGGTCTTCGTTCATATCTGTAATAGTCTGTATCACTGCTTCAATCTCTTCTGGATGTACGTCAATGACCACTGAATCATGCACAGAATTAACTAAGCATGAATGCATGTCCATCAGTCTACGTTCTATCTCACACAACACAACAGGCACTACATCACCTGTAGCAAACCCCTGCACTGGGTAGTTCTTAATCATTGTGAAGTGTGTCACGCTACCGTTGCTACGTCTTGTCACATCAGGGAAAGCGTACTGTCTGCCACTCACATTAGTAATCTTGTTTAAGCGTATTGCCTCACTCGCTAACTTCTTATGCCATGCTGCTACGCCTTTGTATTTCTCTGTGAAGTGTTCGTAGTATGCAGCTACAGCCTTACTTCTGCCATACCCTGTAGCCCCAAAGAGGGGTGCAAAGGTGTGTGGTTTAGCTTCTTGGCGTGACGTAGGTTCCCCTGCATCAGTGATAACCTTTGCAGTATAACTGTGTACGTCAAACCCTGTAGCTATCTCTTCCATAGCAGTATGATCCTGTGCAAGGAATGCAGCCGCCCTAAATTCAAGCTGAGCAAAGTCTGCCTCACAAATCTTACCGCCAGGCCACCTAGATATAAACACACGCTTTACTGGGAAGGTTCCCCCTCTTGGCATGTTTTGCATGTTGGGGTTGCGTCCAGAGAATCTACCTGTACTGGTGATGTGTTGAGTGAGTCCAACGTGTAGCATTCCTGTGGTTGACTTTCTATAAATATTAATACCGTCAACAAAGCTACTAAGGTAACTAGAAATAGCAGAAAGCCTTTTAACATCAGTAAGGAAGTCCACAGCACTATCCATCCCGTTGTTCTTAGCAGTAGCAATAAGTGTGTCCAGATTGTCTTTACTTGTGCTAAAACCATTAGCTGATACCCACTTTTTACTTGGTGCAGCGAAGCATAGGCCAGCCACTTTGTTTATCTTCTTTAGCTGATAGCCACGTGCATCACAGTCCTTACAGTTGTTAGGCTTCTTAAAGAGTGAGCCATCCTTCTTTACTTTGTATGTCTTACCTTTCCCTTTACATGTAGGACAAGTGAAAGCCTTAGTACGAAGTATCGTAGTAGAGTTCGCTGCAACTGCTGACTTAAACTCTTCCTGTGTTTCCACATAGTCAAAGAGCGCTGCCCATTCTTTTTTGTTATCTATTGCAACGGAGAACACAACCTGTGACATCTGTTCAGGTGAGTTAAGATTGATAGGTGTATCACCCATAATCTCCCTGACCTTGCGCTGCAGACGTTCTTCTATCTGTGCTTTCTCAGTCTGAAACTCTTTACGTACTACCTCAAGGGCGTTGTTATCCACACTGAATCCTGACATATACATTCTGGTGAGGGCTTTACAGGTGGCGAAGGTGACTTCTCTGACTGGAAGAAGTGAGGTGGATTCTGGTTGGGCGTAGTCGTGTTCTTGACTGATGAACAACTCACGAGTTGTGAGCAGGTCATGCCTAAGATAAAAGCTAAGCTCATTGAGAGGTATTTCATTTGTGTTATATCCTTCCTTAAAGTAACGCTTGAGCGTGTCATCCTTCTGGAAGTCTAGCTCTCTGCGTTCAGCACAAGCCTCTAAACCTACAGGTATCTTCTGCCCACGTGCAAGCAAGTACTCTGCTAACATCGTGTCATAGATAGGCCCATCATACTTGTAGCCACATTCCCATAACCACATCAAGTCATGCTGTGCATTGTGCATGATAAGCAAGGTAGTCATGTCTAGGATAGATTGTAGCACGGCTCTACCGTTACCGCTGGTATCCTTGTGCTCTACATGGTCTAGCGTAATGATGTTCTCGTTCTTCCAGTTATCTACATCAAGCACACCTACTTGTGTTAAGCTGTTGCCTAACTCGAATGGGTCCATGATAGTCTTGCCATCACGTTTAGTTGTTGTGTTCTCTACATCCAATACATTACGCAAGATACTGACTCCGTTCACCGTCTAACTCACAATGCACTACACCATGCCAGCCACCCTTGAGTTTATTCTTAGCAATGTTCAGGTGGCGTTGATTACTTTCTTCGTCATCCTGGCCTTCGACTAGCTTATTCTTAGAGATCAATACCATCAGGTCTGCCTCTGCTGCCTTACCTGTCTTACTGCCCTCAAGCATAGACTGATCTACACGTACCATACCTTCAGCTACAGCACTCAACTGTGACATCCATATGATAGCACAACCGTATTGCTTAGCTATGTTACGGGCATGGATAGCCGCTTCCTTGAGGTACACATCTGACTTATCACTGGTCTTGTTAGCAAACTTGTCACCCATGTCTAGTACTACGATGTTAGGCTCATAGGCTTTGACTACTGCCTCTACCCATGACATGTCCTTGCCTGTGCTATCCTTAACAAAGATGTTCTTACGTACAGGTTCATAACGTAATGCAGCCTGTGCCATGTTAGCTTTGACTTCTTCCATGCTCATACTGGTAGCAGCACTGAGGTAACGTGCACCTACACGCTCATAGCTTTCTTCGTTACACAGGATCATACACTTAGCACCTTGGTGTGCAAAGCCATCTGGTGCAGCGATAGTGCTGGCATGGAAGCTAGTTTTACCTGTGTTAGGCCGTGCACCTACAACAACTAAGTGACCACCACTGATACCCTCAACCTTACGGCGCAGGGATGGTATGTTCCACTTCCATTGTGATTGTATGTCGTTAGCTTCAAGTAAAGTATCAATGTCCATGTCATCCCACTCAATCTTGAGGTTAGGCATGAAGTCATCTTGATAGTCACGTATCAAACTACGTAGCGGTTCCAGCGTATCCTTTGTACCATTCACGTAGTCAAAGCCAAGGTTCGCTATCTCTTCACCTACTACCTGTTGAAACAACTTAGACAATACATCCGTAGCTATATCAGTGTTAAGCGGCCTCTCTTTAGCAATCTTGTGGAACAGGTCACGATAAGCTTCCTTGTTAGCTGTAGTCATGCTGTTGTTGCCAGCATAAAATAACGCTTCTAGCTCTGATGGATTCAGCGTCTTCTCATACGTGTTCATAGCATAGTCTAACGTCTGCTTGATCTTACGTACATCTTTAGTGAATATTTTATCAGGACAACGGATGCCCTTGTGGTTGTCATAGAACTCTTTGTCCATAAGTGTACGGATAAGTGCTAGTTCCATCATGTTGTGTCTCCTCTAAGACTGTGGCTAGGCGTACTCTTCCTTATTAATGTACTGCCTATCCTGTATTTCCTTCTGTAAGTATGCAATCTCACACTGGATCAACTTACGCTCATAAGCTTCAAGCTTAGGGTGTTGTAACCTAGCGTACAACTTGTGTAGTTCTTCTTTAACTGAAGTCATTTCACATCTCCTTGTGACCAATAGTCCCAGCTTTCTATGTGTCCACCGTCATACACAGAGTCAAGTGCGTTGTCAAACTTTTTATTATTGATGTACATTCGACACGCTTCTAGTACTTCATCAACAGACAGGTCAACGTAGACATGACCAAGCGGTACACGTGTATCAACGATTGCGGTTTTTGGGGTTGGCGAATCTGGCATAGAATGCTCCTTCTGGTGATTTGAGTGCAGCCATAATATCTAGTAGCTGCTGGTATGTTATAGAGATAATCTCGTGTCTGTTAAACTCTTCTGTGAACTGACGTATAAATACAACATCATCATCTCCAATGATAACCTCTACGTCTTCACATGTATTCGATTCATCTAGTGAATTAATAATAGCTGCATCAGGTTCAAACTCTACAGTGTACATTAGTTATCTTTCACTCCTATGGTCACGTTCTTGACTTTGCTAATGCCATCCAGGATACAGGAAACAACTCGTGCATCTGTACGCTAATCTGCTTGGCTACCTCTTGTGTCTCTGCTTGTGTGTCAGACGCACAGCGCAACTTACACATGTCAGCAAACGCATCCAAGCTACCTGACCAGTACCACTCAGTCATCATGCTCTGTGGCAGCACCATACGTGCTTGCTCTGGTGCTACATCATTGCGTATTAATAAGTCATAAAACTTTAAGTGTTGCTCGTAGCAACCTGTTATACTTTTATGTATGTCGTACCTATCAACTTCAAACTGATCATATTCTTCCCACCTAGCATCCTCTAGTTCTGTAATTACTTCATCACTAGATCCTTGCTTCTTATCTTTGGCACGTCCACGCCACTCATTAGGCTCATAGAACTCAGGCTTTTCATCTACATACCTACGGCTAATTTCATTCCAACGTAGGAACTTATGCTTGACTAACTGCCTAGCTACAAAGACTGGTGCTTTAACGTGAAAGCTGGCAAAGCAATGCCCAAAGGGGCTGATGTGATTATGCTTGGCTAGGTATTGTATAAGCTTTTCATCCTTAGCTTTCATGTGTTGCTTAAAACTGTAGGCATCCGACTCTTCGTAGTCCCACTCACTCTCCTTACCAAAGCTTACACGTGCTGCATTGACTACAGTCAAGTCGTTACCCATACTACCTTTGTATGTTACTTCTATCATGTCATCTCCTTAAGTTTAATTATGTCGGACTCTACCTTATACTTGAGGTCATCGTCAAGTCGTAATGCTCTTGTGTCTAACCCTGTCCAAGACTCTATCTCTCGCTTGTATGCCAAGGTCTTGTGGGAAGCATCAGGGTCAAGCGCTACGATAACCTTATAAAAACCATCTAAATGTTTCATCATAGTAACATTAAGTGATGTACCAAGGATAGCTAAACCTGTCAGACCTGGAACAAGTCTAGCTGCTGTAACTGCACTGATGACATCCTCTACCAGTAAAACTACACCGTTGGGCTTACCTACTGTACGTCTGTATACATCAGCTACCCCACTGTATCTGTACCACTTTGGTATAGCTCCATCTAACGCACGTCCTACAGCATCTATGAGCCTACCATTATGTCGTATTGGGAACACAGTTCGTCGGTCTTTGACATCATACATCAACTCTTCATACTCTAAGTCCCAGCGCTTGACAAACTTAGTATGCAGTGAATGCTCTGCGCTGGGCGCTACCACATGTTCAGACCACGTAAGCAACTCTTGCTCCTCTTTCTTTTGTTTGTCTTGTGGGCGTAACCTAGTCATGATCTCTGATACTGTCATGCCTGTATTAGCAGCACCTCTGATGCGACAGTCAAGCTTGTAACAGTTATACAACACAACGCCATCCTCTTTGGTAGCAGTGAATGTGTTCTTACCACCACACCAAGGGCAGTTAGAGCGATGCTGTATTCCTTCTTTAATATCAAGACCTTCTATGTAGTTCTTAATGTTCTGCATTAGCTTTATATACCCTATCATTTCCAATCATATGGTGTTTTTCTTCGTAGCTATGTTCTGCATGACAGTTTGCACAAAGTATTTCACATTTACGCATTTCATTCTTAATCTTATCCAAAGAATATCGCATCATTGCACCCACAGTAAACTCTTTATCTTCAGGGTTTAAGTGATTGAAATGCAAAGCATTAGCACATTTATTATAGCCACACTTACAGCATCCGTACTTAAGTTTTACTCTAGTCACAAAGGATCTATGTCTTGCACATCTATCTCTAAGTCTTTTAGTATGATCCTTCATATAGTTATCTTTATCAACTAAGTATAAACTTATCTTACCTGTCTTTTCAGATAGATAATAGTTTCTAAACATTTTACCTTCTACAATATCTCCGTATCTTAAAGGTAAACCTTTTTCTTTTATCTCTGCTTTTGTTAGTTTTTTAAGTGGCATCTTTGCGTCCTCTCTTAGCTAGTGCAGTCTTAGCACCAGTGTACGTGTTGACCATGTATGGCCTTACTGAGTCAGGGCTACGGTGTCCACTGACTTGCATGATGTGAGCCAGGTCAGCACCACCCTCTACCATTTCAGTGATAGCAGTGCGGCGTAAGTCCATAGCAGTGATATTCTTTGGTAGTCCAGCAGCATCCTTGACTTCATTGATAGCACCATCAATCTGATCTACTGGATAGGGCACATAAGCTCCTGCTACAGGCGTGGTTTTAGGTGTTACGTAGGTCTGGAACCCAAAGTCTTCCTTCTGCTGCTGTAGCATGGCACACAGAGCCTCTGAGATAGGTAAATGAACGTCTGCCCCACGCTTACTTTGTGTTAGGTCTATGCGCTGGGCATTTAAGTCTACCTTATCCCAAGTCAGGACACGCATGTCACCTACACGTTGAGCTAGATCATAGGACATGTGCACGATCAAGCCAATGCTACGCCACTTAAAGTCAGAGTATGCAGTATCAAGAAACTGATAGACTTGATCACGTGTCCACTTCACCTTGCGTGGCTTGTCTGATTCAGTCTTAATCAGTCTGACAGGATCGTTCTCAATGATGTCAAACCTCATGCAATGCTTCCACGCTGCGCTGAGTGCAGACTTACGATAGTTTGCTGTGCGAATGCCAACCTTTAGCCAATCCTGGTATGCTTGATTAGTGTGTCGAGCCTTGAGTGTTCTGGCTTGATAGTCCTCTAAGCGTTTACCTTCTATGCGTGTATCTAATGCACATTCTAAATGCTTTTCGTATTGCTTCTGTGTTGTGCCTGATAGTTTAGCAAAGGCTCTGCTATTAAGGTAGAACGCTACTAGCTCTCCAACCTTGGCTCTCTTCTTTGGCATAACCATCTTACCACTTCCTTCTTGTCTTCCAGTAAACCCAACACTCTAAGCAATGCCCCTTGCCTAAGAATATGTCAATCAGAAATACTACGTTGGGTTTACTCTCTCTTTGCCACTGGTGGTTTCTTGCGCTGAATGTCTGATTGTTGCTGCCGCCTAGTAGTACGTTTATCAGAACGCTCAGCGCTGTTAGTATTCTCTTCAAGTATCTTCCAAATCCAGTGTGCGGATTCATCATGTGGGTCATCCTCATCTGTTCCATGTGTCAATCTAAGGCTCCTATATAAACTAAAAAGATATACAAGAAGGGGGCCAGGATATAAAGGGATATACCCCAGCGCAACACTTCCTCAAAACATTGGATAATAAACTTCACCTTTATCCATCTCTTTCTTAACATGTTCTAACTCAGCACGTAGGTGATGTGTATCTTCATTGTCACCTATCCAATCAGCATCATCAATCTGTTGCTGTAACTCATTGTGATAACGATGGATGTTCTTAAGGTGTTCGACATTGTACTTAGGCATCTTTAACTTCCCATGTTGTGAACTCTGCTAGACCTTCACGCCAATCTGTTTCATCATATTCTTCCCACTGTGGGCTACGATCTCTGTTGATCTCATTAAGTATCATAGGTAGTGTCATATGATACTCAGTCCCACATTCATAGTCTACTATTGTATAAACTTTATCAGGCATTGATCGGCTCCACTTCTGCATACAAGTTCTTGCTTTGTGTAGCTAGCTTGTATGCTTCTCTTCTATTACTTGTGCTGTACCAAAATACAAGACCACCGTCAATGTCATAGAATTTCACTCTGTAAGTCATTATTCTGTTTCCTCTGTGTAGTGATACCATGCGTCAGGATCGTCAGGTAGTACGTTAGCTTTCCAATGTTCAGGGTTACCGTTCTCATCTGCACGTACTCTAAAGTTAAACATATTTCTAAGCGCCCAAGACTTATCACGTAGATCACTAAGGTGGGAAAGCCTAATATCCATAATCTCTGTGGCTTCTTCTAGGATAGAATCAATGCTGTTATATACTTCCAAGAGTATTGTAACCTCATCACGAGTCAGTTCTGTTTTAAGTGTCTTAGTCATTACGCTGCTCCTTCAATCAATACATAGCGTGTGTAGTTCTGGCCTGTCGTAGGGTGTTTACCCTTCACACCATCGATGCGATAACCTGACTTGCGTAGCTCACTGATACGCTTGGTGAAAGACTGAATGCTGTAGTCTAGCATGGCTTCACGTTGGGTTAGTCCCTTGGTTGCACGTAGGTGTTTAATAATCTTAGCGTTTTGTGTGGTTTTCATTGTACTACCTCTATTTGTGTTTTGATACCTTCCATGCGGCTATATGTTTCCGCATGTCTTTCTGCTTCATCCATACGCTTCACTGTGTGATAGCATATCTCTTTGTTAGTCTTAGTGCTTGTCAGTATGATGCGAATCATGGTGTAGTCTCCTTCTGCTTACTGTTTATTTGTGCACATATATCTATCAATGTGTCAACACTTTTCTTTGGGATGGTTAGATTGTACTGCGTAGCATCATGCGCCACACTCATCTCACCTGTGTCATACAAACGTGCTACCCATCCTTGACCTAAGTCGTGCGTTTTAGTTAAGTTCATTGCGTTAGTCCTTCACTGTTAAATTCATAGACTGCCTTAGCAAAGCCACGCGGTGTGGCAGAGCGTATATCTTTAGTGCGCTGAGACTTACCGCCTAGCTTTAGGTGCTGCCTACTGTGGCCCTGCTCAGGCTGTACTGGATCTGTCCACGGCATAGTAAAGCCGTTACCCGTCCATAGGCAAGTCTTCTTAGGGTAAGCATCCTTAGCTGCAATGTAGTCAGGCCACCGTGGATGTTCTGCCTGATCGTCATGGATGTAACCACCATACTCATAAGGATGGAAGCTGTGGTCAGGCTTACGCCACTTGGTAGCCAACACACTAACAGGGTTTTCCACAAAGAAGGGAACGCCCAGCGCATTGAATAACTCAGCACACCGCATGGCATGTCCTACCGCTTTAGTCTGAAACAAAG